TCATAATCCTAAATCATCCGATTCAAAACCGCTAGAGCGTGGGGCTTGCTTTGGCGCTCCCACTTCGCGTAGCTGTAGTCGAAAAGATACCTTGGATTGCGGATCTTCCCGCTTATCCATTAGGTTGACGTAGTAGTTCTTGCCCTCTACAAGAATCTTTCCGTTGAAGTCAGCGTGCCAGCTCTCACTTTTCCTGTCGTTAGTAAACAGATTGCAGTCCAGTTCCCTTATCTCGTAAGCCATTAAAAGCTCTCCTTATTTTCTAGTTCCTGTTGCGCTCTAAGCAGCGCGGTTACCTCGCCGACAAATGATTCATACGATGGCGTGCTGCCATACATCTTCTTCCATTCTTCGGCGTGACTCTTTACATGAAACGTCATCTGGTGATGCGTGTGCATATCCTTCAAAGCGTTCAGTTGTTTCCTTAGCATGGTCGGCCATTCAGATGGGTCAATCTTGACAGGCTCCTGTTCAGCCACAACTTCAGGCTTTGGCTTTACCTCTTCTTTCTTTTTTTCAGCGGGCTTCTCCTGCTTTGGTTCCTGCTTCTTTGGTTCCTGCTTGCCAGAGCCGATCTCAGCCTTCTCTGTCTTGGCGTACTCAACCTCATCACCTGAAGCGTACTCGCCCCCACCCAAGCCACACGCAGCCAACGCCCTACCTATTGCTGACGTAGCGCAGTTCTCTGTTGCGGATTTTTTATTGATGAAACCATCAGATCTAAACTCTTCAGCCCAATCGTTAGCGATTAAATGCCAAGTGTTGCCATCCCTAGCGTAGACACGCGCCTCTATCTGCACGCGATTCTCGTTAGATACATGGATCGTTGTTGTGATTCTTCCTTGATCTCCATAGGCTTTGCGAAATGCAACTACGCGAGTCGTAACCTGTGCGTATAGCTTCCCGCCTATGTCAACCTTATCTGAATCTGGCAAGGATTCCATGAAGCTGATTGCTTCAAGCAGTTTGTTATCACTCAAAACTATTCTCCTGTTTAAACGTTGCGAATTGTGGACAGAAATCTCTGACATCGCAAAACGATATGCACCTTGTTGGGCTACCCCTACGGTGATCAACAATGTGTTTGTCGGCATCTTTCTGCGCAGCGATAAAAGTCTCTGCCTCCTCCATAGAATCAAACACGCGAACCGCACGCTTTCTTCCTTCTTTCATGACTGCGAACTTCTCGTCACGCAGCCATCTCTCATCGTCTGTGCAAAGGATTGCATTGCCTTTAGCTGCATCTTCATGCAAACCAATACGTTCCTTCACAAACGATTCAATCTTTTGGTCTGACCAAATTGGTATGTCCTGTATGTATATGTCAGTAGGCGGGTATCCCTCCCTGCGCTCTGCTTCATGGCGTGACCAATCTTTGATCAGGTTTATCACCTGTAAACCGCTGACCTCAATGTCGTTTTGCATTGCAATGTAGCGGTAGATATTTAACTGCTTCTCATCGGAGTCGTTGTTCATAACCCCATAAGCTTTGCGCGTCTTGTAATCCTGTAGCACGCGAGATCCATCTGGCTGTATGTGCTGCACATCTATTTGCCCAGATAACCTAACACCGTCTACGGCGCAATATAAGCGCTCCTCAGTGACGTATTCAGGAGCCTTAGTTCCTTCAAGGATAAGGTGAACCGCGCTCCCAAACAGCGTCCACAGCTCCTCAGACACATCCTTTGATATGTAGTCAGAATAGTTGTCGTAAAGTGCTGCCATCTGTGGTGGTCGCAGCAGACCTGTGGCAGAGTAACTTGCTTCGCCCCGTGAATAGGTGTCACGTTTTACCGCTTCAACTATTGGCGCGGGCAGATTTAACTTGTTAGTGTATTGCATTAATAAACCCTGTTGCGAAAGGTAGGTGTACGATAGAAACACGAATCAAAAGAAAGGTCAAGCATATAATTCACGGTGAGGTTGCATCAAAGGCAAACAGCCGAAGACTTGTTACGTTTGGAGGAAGACCACGCTTCATAAAATCCAAGAAAGCGTTGCAGTTTGAGAAAGATCTGCAAATGCAAGTTCCTCGTTTAAACAATATGTTGGAGGGCGATCTTGCTTTTCACGCAGCAGTCTACTACCCAAGCAGAAGACAGGATTTAGATCCATCGGTCATACTCGATGCGCTTCAGGGTCTTGTGTACGCAAACGATAGACAGGTGAAGGTGATCTCGTGCGCTAGGTTCTTAGATAAGATCTCGCCAAGAGCAGAGATAATTGTTTCAGAAATAGACTTTGATGAAGACGGTGGTGATGTTGAGAGTTTGACCCCGCCCATAGCGTTACAAGGCGATCTATGAGCAGGGTCTTCCTTTCGCAACAAAGGAGTGCAACCGAAGGGTTCAGATCTATGGGTTGCGCAAACAAGTGTATGTGTGTATTTTAATAAAAGCAAGGAATCAGCGGAAGGGGGTAAGACCAGAATCCGCGTTATAAATTACTGGTAATGTCCATGCTCGGCTCCGGCCAATCTAATCGGACAATCTTTCCATCTTCTCCATGTTTTAAACGTGGGGGGTTTGGGGGGAGCGTCCTTCTCTCACCAGCCAATCTAATAATTATCTATCAGTATAAAGCAACTAAGGAGCTGATATGAGTAGACCGATATACGAAACGTCAGAGGATAGAGAGCGAGAAAAGAAATTAGCAGAAAGAGTTTCAGAGTTATGGGGCTTGGACACAAAGCCAAACCCCAAACAGTATCCGATTGACTACACGTTCTTAAACAAAGAGGACGGAAGCATCGAGGGATTTGCTGAGATCAAGATACGGACGCACAAGTGCGGGACGTTTCCAACTTACATTATCTCGGCAATGAAATTAACCAGCGCCAAGATGCTAAGTGAGGCGACAGGATTAGATGTGATTCTTATTGTGCAGTGGTCATGCGGCTCAATAGGATTCATGGATATGGCAACACCACCAGACAGCATAGGCTGGGGAGGAAGAAAAGACAGAAACGATTCACAAGATCAGGAACCAGTAGTACACTGGAAGTTAGACCATTTTCAATTCGCAACAGGAGGAAATGATGTTCAAAGGGAACACGATAAAACTTAACGAAGCTGACTACACACGTTGGCACACTGCTTTCAAACACATACCAAGCCTAAATGCTGTGCTTCAGTCAAGGGATGATTGGCTGACGTATGATGCTGATCCTAAGACGCGCAAGCGTTGGTTTCTTAGCACTTCCGCATACCTTGCCAAGATGGATGCGAAGTTCGCTAAGGATCAGACGAAGGATGACTTAGGCCGAAGGGTTACTGAGTCAGGGAGAACTGTTTTCCAAACAGCTCCATGATCGGGGCAGAATTTTGGGACAGGCTTTCATCGGAAGGCTTTAATCCTACAGAACTTAACGAGGGGCAGCGTAAAATGCTTTGCCCTCAATGCTCACATACACGAAAGAAAAATCGCAACGAGCATTGTCTTTCCATGTCCATAGATTATGAGGGTGCGCAATGGCGATGCCATCACTGTGATTGGGAAGGCAATGTATGGAGAAACAACATGAACAAGAGTCCGTTTAAACAGAAAGAAAAACCAAAGATACCAGAGCTTGAAGGTGTCAACGATAAGATAACTCAATGGTTTGAGAACCGAGGAATATCCAAGGATATCATAGACCTAGCTGGAGTTGAGGCTGGAGAGGCATTCATAAATGGGGAGAACAAGAAGGCTATTGCGTTTGTCCACAGGGATTCAGATGGCAAGACAATCAACGTTAAGTTCAGGACGGTTGACAAGCAGTTTACTCAGATTAAGAACGGCTCTCGTCTGCCATATCTTTGGAACCTAGTTAATCCAGACAACGAAACCTTGATCATTACTGAAGGGGAAGTTGATGCCTTGTCAGTTATGGAGGCTGGTTTCACTAACGTCATATCACTACCCGATGGAGCAAGCGATCACAAGATTCCTTGGATCGATGAGCTACAGGAATCTCTATCATCGTTTAAACGGATAGTTCTTTTGAACGATGGTGATGACGTTGGGATTATCATGCGCAATGAACTGGCGCGTAGGTTGGGTAGGTCTAGGTGCTGGAGGGTGTCTTGGCCCGAAGGATGTAAAGACCCTAACGATGTGCTGGTTGGGTATGGGAAGGACAAGCTAGCAGAGTTTGTGAATGGCGCGGAGCCTTGGCCTTTGAAGGCGTTACAAGAGACTCGCAATTATGTGGAGGATGCCTACGCATTATTGAAGGGCGATGTGCGGATGGGGATTGATGTTGGAATTCCATCCCTCAGTCATAACTACAGGGTACGACCCGGAGAACTAACGATAGTGTCTGGCGCACCCGGAGTTGGTAAGTCAGAATTTCTTGATCAGGTTTGTTTAAACCTTGCCAAAGATCACAAGTGGAGATTTGCGGTTTGTTCTTTCGAGAACCCTGTCGATGACCACATCAACAAGATCGCAGCCAAGTATGTCGGCAAGCCAGCGTGGAAGACATTTGCTGGAGGAGAGATGGATGATACCGAATGGTCAGATGCTATCGGTTTCATTGGCAATCACTACTACTGGATCAGATCTGATGATGAAGCACCAACGATTGATTGGTGTTTAGACAATGCTACCGCTTGCGTACAGCGTTACCCAAACGTAAGAGGGTTAGTGCTAGATCCATACAACGAGTTCGAGCATAAGCGGCCTAGTGGTTGGACAGAGACAGAGTATGTGTCCCAGATGCTAGCAAAGCTCAAGCGATGGGCGGCTAATAACGAGTGCCATGTGTGGTTGATCGCACACCCAGCGAAGCTCAGACGTAATGCAGACGGAACGTTCCCTGTCCCAGAGCCTTATGATATAGCGGGATCGGCTAACTTCTACAACAAAGCTGACAACATCTTAATTGTTGAGAGAGATTTCACCCCTAATTCAAATGACATTCGGATTCATGTCAAGAAGATCAGGTTCAAGCAGAGTGGAATGGTTGGTGTGGTAGATCTTAAGTACAACTACAAAGATGGAACCTACTACAGCGGTCATAACATGACAGGCTAATCCCATGACTTTTCATATGTAGGTAAAACTCTAGGGAAAGGGACGGGTAAACCTTTGTCTCGATAAACTCGATTTAGTCTGCGAGATCCAAGAAGATTATTAATCGTCGTTACAAACCCAGAAGCTATATGCCAATCATCTTCTTCTAGCTTATGCCTGTTGTCTTTGTTAAACCATTTGATGTGAGCTTCAATCAGCTCGTCATCTGTTGCGTCAAATATCGCTTGTCGAGCAGCATATAAATCATGCTCGTAACACTCTATATAATCTTTCATTAAGTCCATTATGGTTTCCTTTTATTTACTTAGTGCCATGCTGGTCATAACCCTTTACTAGTCAACCCTCTATGAAAAAGTATGACCTGCCGCATGACAAAATGTCATCCCAAATGACATCGTTTAAACTGATGTACCAACAGCCGTGTTATTGTGGCGGGTGGTGTTGTTGCCGAAAGCGCATTTGTAAGTGATTGATTTGCAAGGCCGGAATTAACTGTTTGTGTTTGTGATGGGAGCGTTGTGACCCACAGCAGTATTGTTGTCTTGCTGTTTAAACGCTACAAGATCGTACAAGT